ATTTCCTCATGCACGGCACGTTGCAGCGCCCAGGCATCCGGGCTCCCGTCCCCGCTGGTATGGGTCCAGTTCCGCACAAGGTCATCGACGTAGTCATAGACCTGCTTCTCGATCCGAGTCTCAACGCTTGCCACGGAGCGGCCCTGGACACGACGAGACCAGATGTCATCGAAGTCGGGCCGGGCCATGATCCTGTTCGCGATGTCGGTGACGAGCTTGTCCTTCGCGTTCGCGCGAACGACTTGATTCCCCGCGGTCTCGCCGCGAGTAAGAAACTCCTCCGCGTCGTCGAGCATCGCCCGGTCGAACTCGGCGCGTGGCCCCGCCCGGCTCGGTTCCGGCGTCGTCGGTTTCGGTTCCCGGGGCTGCGCGGTCGGACGTTCCGGCATGATGAGGATGGAGGTACACCTGCAAGACGGGTGACAGGGCGGCATCTGGAAGGAGCCGAACGCGTTGGAGAACGACTCGTAAAGCCCGACGATCTGCCCGTCGGTATCGGCGCATATCTGCTCCGCCCCGCCCGCCGCGAGCCACTGTTTCTGGGTCCCCTTCGGCAGCAGGCCCGCGTCGTCAGCCTGGAGCCAGGAGGCGTAGCGGCCCTGGTTCGCGGCGCGCATTATCTCGGTGCGGGCGATGTTCTTTGTCCGGGCTCGGAGGAGCCGGTCGTAGTAGCGGGCCGTTGAGCGTTCGATAGACGCCTGCGGTAGCCCGGCGGCGGTCATCTCGTTCCGGTGCCGGAGGACGGCGTTCGCCCAGCGGGAGTGCAGGCCGATGAGCGGCTTGATCTGCCGGGCGACGTCGTAGGGGTGTCCACCTTCCCGCAGGGCGGTCTCGATGAGTGAGCGGATCGACGCGCGTGTCGAGCTGTTGATCTCGACGACTAGCTCCGCCGCGTTCTCCTTCGCCCAGCGGATCGCGGCCGGGTTCGTCACATCGAAAGCGAAGGACAGGGTCGCGGTCGCGTCGGCCTTCCGTACGATCACCGCCCCGCCGTCGGCCTCGTCGATCGCCGCCGCCATGTATTCAGCCCGCAGTACCCCGGCGAACTCGTCCCCGATGATGTCCGCCATCGGTCCCAGCTCTACGGCGGTCGCCGCGAGCGACGGGGCACGGCGGCGGATCGCCGCCTCCACGATCTCCTCGTCGACCGTGATCGACCGGAGCGCGTCCTCCATGATCGTCGCTGCCCGGGAGTATCGGCGGTCGGTGAAGATGTCGAACGGGTCGATGTCGACCTTGCCGACATTCACCGCCAGCGCGGTCAAGTGACGGTCGCCTCCGGGTCCGGCTGCGGCCAGCCCGCCTGCTCTCGGAGGTAGCCCTCCAGCTCCTCGTCCAGGACGCCGCCCGCCCGGGCGTACTTCTCCAGGAACACGCCGAGCCCATCCAGGTCGACCTTCGCGACTTCGTCGTGGGCCATGAGCGGGGAATGCTCGAACGCTACGCCGTTCAGCGCCATGAGCCGCGGGACGCCGTGCTCGTTCATCACGGTCGCGATCGAGTCGAGCCAGGCCGAGAGCGCGATCGTGAACAGCTCGATCTTCGAGACGCCGAGCGCCATCGACCCGACGTTCTCGTGGCCGAGAAGGATGAAGTCCGCGAGGATCACCATCGCGATCCGCTGGTCATACCTCGCAACGATCGCGTCGGTGTCGAACGCTCTCCGCCCGCCGGTCGATAGCAGGCTGAAGCTCCAGAGATCCTGTCCGGTGTCCGGGTCGATCTCCCGCGGGAAGACGACGCCGGTCTGTTCGTCGTTACGGACGTTCTGGACGATGTTCTTGACCTCGGCGAGGACCGCCTTCTGTTCCAACGAGGCGTTCTCGTCGAGGTACTCCGGCGGCACCCCCGCTATCGGGAGCCCGGCTAGGTCGCGCTCGACGCCGATGCCTTCGACCTCCTCGATGTGCTTCTTGAAGTACCAGGGACGGTAGGCGTTCCGTAGGATCGACCTACCCTCCGGGTTCCCCCGGGACGCCGACGTTCGGAACAGGAGCCCGCGCTCGATCGGGATTGTGACCTCCGAGCCGGTGCCGGGCGGGAGCTGGACGAACGCTTGCACGCCGCCCTCGTCGTCCATGATCCAGCGCGAGCGGGTCTCCTGTCCGCGCAGGGCGAGCTTCCGCCAGCCGAACAGCCCATCGGAATACTTCGAGCGCCGTTTCGGATCGGACTCCTCCGGACCACCCCGGATCTTGTAGACGATCTCCAGGAAGGACCAGCCGTACGGCAGGAAGCTCAGGACCGCGTCGAGGGCCTGCGGCCAGCTCGTCGACATATCGTCGAGGCACGACTCTAGGAACTCCACCTGCGCCGCACACTCAGCGCAGTCCGGGTCGCGAGGCTCGACGTGCCAGCCGACCTGGCGGATGAGCATCGAGACGCCGAACAGCAGGGCCCCGACGACCGGGTCATTATCCTGCATCTCCCGGTAGATCTTCACGGCCTGGTCGCCGCGGAGCTTCCGGTGGAACTCGTCGGCCGGACGACCGCCGTACATCGCCAGACCGGACGCTCCGATCTCCTTCGTTGGTTGGTCGGCCACCCTGCTCCCCTTCCGGGCCTCGACGGAGCGCATGATACTCGGGGCCCGGGGCCGATGCGAGAAGCCCGGAGAACGCATGAGGAAGCCCCGGTACCCGGCGAGGACGGTTGGACGACCGGACAGCCGGGCCCGGGGCTTCTCTCGTGGCCGCCCCGTTCCTCATCGAACGGGGCGGCCGTCCCGACCCCCTGAAGGTGTCAGGATTCCCTCTCAGTCTCCCGTGATGGCCTCCCAGCGGTCGATCCCGGGGATGAGACCGAGGTAGGAGCCGTCGTCACATCGAATGTGGACCGTGCCGACGTCGTCGATGAAGGTCACGGTCCCGAGCGCACCGCGCCGCAGGACGGTCAGCGGGTCGGTCGTGCGGATCAGCCGCACCCGATCCCCGACCGAGGTCGCGCACCGACACTTCCCATCCTCGCGGTAGTGCCGCGGCGAGAGCGACCTACGCGGGCAGCGCCCCACGTCGGCGCTCGTGATCGTCCAGATATTCATCCCGTCTCTCCTCTCAGCAGAACGGCGAACCCCGCAGCGTCCAGCAGCGCGGCTGCGTCCTCTATCGTCAGTTCTCGGGCCGGATGGACCTTCGCGAACCCGGTCACGAGGGCTTCGGGTATCCGGCCCCAGCCGTACGGTGAGCGCAGCGACTCCGGCTCCTCGAAGGTGACCCGCCCGTCGTCGGCTCGGTGGTACTGAACCCGCGTGACTTCAACGCGGCCGGGCCGGGCTTCGATGACCGCGATCTGTTCGATCGCCGAGGGCTCCTCCGCGACCGATACCTCACCGGACAGGTACCCCCCTACATCTGCTGGAGGAACGTCGAGCCCGTAGGCATCGTCACCGAAGACGAAACAATCTGCGCCCCCGGCGACGCCGAGGCAGACCCCTTGCTCAACGAGATCGGCTAGCGGGCCCGGCGGGAGGAGGATCGTGCTCTGGACCTCGTCGTCCTTCAGCGCCGCGAGCATCGGAGCGAACGCATCGCCCGCCGCGATCTGCGCCTGCGCGGTCGCGATCATCGCCGCCCGAACCGCCGCCGTGTTCATGCTCGGCTCGCCTCCTCGATCTCCTCGCGCATCGCGGCCTCGACATCTACGTCGTCGTCCGGCCACTCCCAGCCGAAGGACACGACGCCTACCCGGAAGGTCGCGATCTCGCGGCCCTCCTGCCAGCCATCGTCGATGAGTCGAAGCGCGATCTGGAGCGCGTCGTACGTGTCATGCACGCCCTCGCCCTCGGCGTCCCAATACTCGGCAGCGGTACGTTCGATGTCGGCGTCGGTCGGGATCTCGGGCGTCATCATCGGGAAGCCTCCTTCGTCATCGCGACGCGGTCGATGTCGCCGCGGGCGAATAGGCGGTCGCGCTCGGCCTCGGCCTGCGCCCGGGTCAGGTTCCGCGAGGCGAAGACCATCCGCCCGTCGAACCCGCGGGCCTCGACCTGCCACCGATCGGGGTCCGGCGCGGCCATCGAGCGGCGGCCGGTTGTCGGGAACGTGCCGCGGTGTCCGAACTCAACGAGAACGGCGGCGGCGGCGGTCATAGGACCTCCCTCGCAACTTCCCGAAGGAGATCGCGGTCGATGTCGTAACCCGCGTCGTACAAGAACATCCCCGCCGTATCAGTAACGGCGCTTAGCCCGTATTCAGCGAGCACAAGCCCGTCGAGGTCCCGGATCGCGTCTTCACACGCGATGCGGTAGGAATCCCGATCAGCGGGTTTCCGGTTCGTCTTCATCCCGTCCTCCTTAGCGTCGTCCATGACGTCAGACTACCGTAAGATTAGGGGCCGTGTCAAACCCCCGGAGTCGGAAGGAAGCCCTACTGGCCGCGCCAGATCGACCCGGCGGTAAACCCGGTGGGCTGGACGGCACGGGCCCGGGCGGTCTTCCCGGCGAGGTCGGCGTAGGCCCCGGAGAGCGCGTCGACCTGATCGTCGTGTAGGCCCTCGGGGAACTCGGCCAGCTCATCGAGGAAGTCCGCGACCCACGGGCCCCGAACGAGGACGATCTCGCCCTGTTCGGCCCGGGCGGCGACCGGCGTCGCGCGGACCTCCTTGTTCCCGGTAGAGGCGACCCCACGGAAGTCGTACCCGTCGAGGACGCGGCGGCGGTAGTGCTGGATGAGCGACTTGCCGGACGCCCCGCCTTCCTGCTCCATCCGCACCGGAACGCCCCGCCCATCCTGGCTTGCGATCGCGGCGATACGCCGCTCAACCGATCCCGGGTCCTCCCGGAACCGCGCGACGTCGAGCACGAAGTAGCGCCCGTCGTCCCCTCGGCCGAGGAGCAGGCCCGCGGTCCAGTCGGGGTCGCCCTGGCTCCGGGCTGCCCGGCCCTTCGGCGTCTCGGTCGCGGCGAGGTCCCAGCGTCGGACCTTCCGGACCTTCGGAACCTCTGCCTCCTCGACGATCGGGAACCACGTCCTCTTGAACAGGACGCCCTCGGGCTGCACCTCCCAGTCCCCGAACCGGAGTTGCCGGTACATGACGGAACCCAGCTCGCGGAGCGACTGCTCATACGACTCCGCGTCGAGCATCGGGTTGTCCTCCAGCCGCGCCGGGATATAGAGCCTGCCTGGGCGATGCCCGGTATCGACGTATCGGGCCCGCACCCATGCGCGACCGGGCCCGATCGGGTTCGATGCCGAGCGGAACCGGAGCGGGACGGCCTGCGGTCCGATCACTCGCCGGAGGCGGGAGAACAGGAACCGGAACTGATCCTCGGCGAAGTCCGTGACCTCGTCGACGCCGATGAAGTCGTACTCCGCGCCCTGGTAGTCGGCGAGGGCTTGCTGCGTCGCCAGGTGGCGGAAGGTAAGGGTCGATCCGGACGGGAAGGTCCAGCGATGCTTCCCCGCGTTCCACTTCGCCGTCGTCGGCAGGAGCCATTCGAGCGACCGCTGGATGAGCCCGCCGGGCTGGTCCAGCATCGGGTATGTCTTCCGGACGATGACCGCGTCATAGCCCGGGAGGTCAACGAACTGGAGGGCGGCGAGCAGCAGGGCATTCGACTTCCCGCCGCCTGCGGCCCCGCCGTAGTACACGTCTCGGAACCCGTTGACGATCGGGGAGAGGAACGTCGCCTGCGCGCCGGGGTTCGGCTCATGCGGCATGAACTCGTTTCGGCGGGGCTGGAGGTCGAGGTTGCGGGCTCGGATTTCGGCGACGGCGCGGTCGAGGTTCACGCCGGACATCCTAGACATGAACCGGGGGCCCTCGGGACCAGTCTCGGGACCGCCTACCCTCCCCAGAAAGGGGGGCCCGCCCCGCCGTCCCGGCGAGCCCGTTCACCCGCCCCAGGGCCCCCAGCCGCCGGAGTGCGCCATGCGGATCGCGACGATGACGTTCGCCCGGGCGTTCGTGCAGCGGACGAGGTTCGAGTCG